TGATTAGTGTCCAATTCTAAATCTAAAAACCCATAACTTTCTTCTACTGAATTTGATGCTCGTTGACGGTATTTGGACAAGGCTTTATCTATAGCAACATTGTAGTCAGTTGGGTCAAGTTCAACATCTACTAGATTTCCGCCAAGGAATGTTTTGATATATTCCACAATTTGTTGCCGTGTTTTTTCAGTTTCGCTGTTATACATACTTCTATTTATACAAATAAATACACTTGATTAGGAGAGATAAAATTCCAAGATTAAGCATGTACAGGCCAGAAAAAGGTCTAGATTTCAAATTCATAGACAGAACTGTTAACGAACGGTTTCAGGTAGGCGGTGTTGACTGTTTGATTCACAAATATCTGGGGCCAGTTGCACCTCAGGGCGACGACATAACTCCAACTACCCCCGACACCAGTGTGAATTCAGTTGCTGAATTGGGAATACAAGATGTGCTATTCATGGAGAATCGTGATAGACAATACTCACCTGATGTTTTTGTAATTCGTGGTATATATCAAATGCAGGATTTGGATTTTAATCTAAGTCAATTTGGATTATTCCTAAACAATGATACCATCATGATGCATTTTCATTTAAAATCCAGTGTTGAAGCATTGAGTAGAAAAATAATGCCAGGCGACGTCATTGAACTGCCGCACTTAAAGGATGAATATGCTCTAGATGACAATATAACTGCATTAAAAAGATTTTATGTGGTACAAGATGTCAGCCGTCCCACTAGTGGGTTCAGTGTTACCTGGTATCCACATTTGTTAAAGGCCAAATGTGTGCCGTTGGTCGACAGTCAAGAGTTTAATCAAATTTTGGATCAAGATTCAGGCAACGGTGATGGCAGCACCCTTAAAGATCTTTTATCCACGTATAATCAAAATATCAAAATCAATGATCAAATTATTGAACAAGCCATTGCAGATTCGCCCAGCAGTGGATATGAAACTAGAAGTTTTTATGTCATTCCCACTGCTGATTCAGGACTGATATCTGGTGCCAGTAGTGAATACGACGACGCCAGCATTGAACAAATGGTAGCTGATGCCAGCATAGTTTTACAAACTCCTGGTAGAAATTTATATATAGGATACCTAACAGGAAACAGCATTCCTCCCAACGGGGCTCCGTTTGGGTCAGGTATAACTTTTCCTACAGGTCCAGCGCAAGGCAGCTTTTTTCTAAGAACAGACTACAGCCCCAATGTGTTATACAGATTTGACGGAAAAAATTGGGTAATGTTTGAACAAGATGTTCGGATGACTATGAATCAGTTTGGTGCAGAAAATGTTGCTAATGGTGTGTTCGCTGGCCAACAGATAAGACAAACACAAAAAGCTGGGTTTATCAACAATACAAATACTTCAACCATCAACGGACAAACAGTCATAGAGAGGCAGTCATTGCATCAAATTCTACGACCCCGTGCTGATAGATGAACACAAAGAGGCTTCGGTTTAACGCCGTTGAGATACCATAGATTATTTTTATTCAGGTCAGATACGCAGATACTTAACTCAATTTATGAGAGCAATGAGTAATTTTTCTTATAAAGATGGGAACGGTGTATTACACCAAGTGCCAATAATGTACGGAGATCCTAATCGACAAGCTGCCAGTATTTTGAAAAAGAACTCAGAAAACACGATTCCCAGTGCTCCATTTATTGCCTGTTATATTAAATCTTTGGAATATGATCAAACTAGATTACAAGACCCCACGTTTGTCAGCAAAGTCCACATCAGAGAAAGAGCATATGATCCCGTCACAGGCGAGTACGGTTACAATCAAGGTGTAGGATATACTGTGGAGCGGATCATGCCTAGCCCTTACAAGTTAACATTGTCTGCTGATATTTGGGCCACTAACACAGATCAAAAATTACAGATTATGGAACAACTAGCATATCTTTTTAATCCCAGTTTAGAAATACAAACCACGGATAACTATGTTGATTGGACCAGTTTAACCGTACTACAATTAAAAAGCACAACATGGAGCAGTCGACAGATACCACAAGGGACTGAACAAAATATTGATATTGGCAGTTTAGTTTTTGAAACACCAATATGGATTACTCCTCCAGCCAAAGTTAAAAAATTAGGCATTATTACTAAAATTATTGCCAGTATATTCAATAACGATCCTGGAACCATTGCTGCAAACTATAGTGATATAGATGCGGTATATGCTAATTTAGGAAATACCCAAACAAGAAACGTAATTACCCCAGAAAACTACGATTTGTTAATTCTAAATAATGTAGGCACACTACTGGTCAACGAAAAAATTTCTGGCAATAATTATAATACGTTGCCTAATGGCCGCCACAACTGGTATGCACTCTTAGATCAGTATCCTGGCGAATTTCGTGCAGGCATTAGTTATGTGACTTTGTCAACTCCTTCAGGTCTTGACATAGTGGCTTATATCTCAGTTGACTCTATTGAAGATACTAAAATACAATTGACTTTTGACCCTGATACAATACCCAGTAATACCACTATCACTGCGTATGCAAATTCATCTCCAATTAGTAGGGGTACGATTGATGCTATTATTAATCCAGAAACGTTTTCTCCTGATTCTCCTGCTATTGATACTAGGTATTTGATATTAGAGGGCATTAATCAAACTGATAAGTTTGGAACTTTGGATTTTCAAGGCCCAGTTGCTTGGCAAAATAATGATGGCAGTGATTTTCAAGCAAATGCCAATGATATTATTCAGTGGGACGGTGAGCGCTGGAATATAATATTTGATAGTACATCTATTAATCAAATCTATTATATTACTAATATATACACTGGTGTACAATATATATGGGAAAACAGTACTTGGAGCAAAAGTTATGACGGCGTGTATCCTCCAGAAAAATGGAGTCTAGTGCTATAATGCCTAATCAAATAGTCTGTAGTGGCGGGCTGTTCTTGGCTCGAGATACTAAAAGATTTATGTTACTGTTAAGAACTCAAGGTAAAACTGCGGGAACATGGGGACTAGTAGGCGGTAAAAAAGAACCCAGCGATATTACGCCTTATGATGTACTACAAAGAGAAATATCAGAAGAAGTCGGAGTAACTCCTAAGATTAGAAAAATCATACCATTGGAACTGTTTACCAGTAACGATGATAATTTTCAATACAATACCTATGTGTTAACTGTGGACCGAGAATTCGCCCCAACACTAAATCATGAACACACCAGTTACGCTTGGTGTAAATTTGACCATTGGCCTAAACCACTGCATCAAGGTGTGAAACACAGCGTTACCAACAAAGTGGTCCGAGCCAAGTTAGAGTTATTGCTGGACCTGTTGGATTAATTTAAAATTATTTTGGTCCAAAAAATCCTGGCCAAGAAATTCTAACTGCACCGTTGCCACCTTGAGAGACCCCAGTACCACTAGCCACACCTGCACCGCCTCCACCATAAAGGCCGCCGTTTGTAAGATTACTAGCTGACCCGCCTGATCCTCCTCCGTTAGGAACTAGCCCAGACACTCCCTCACCATATAGTCCAGTTCCACCACCACCACGTGTTGTACCAGTGGAAACAGACCCGCCAGCACCTCCGCCTCCTTGACCTAGGCCATCAAAGGGTACACCACTATTATCTTGCCCTTTACCACCATTACCCATATATCCCCCGGCGCCGCCACCAGCTGTATTAGAACCATATGCACCGCTGTTTGCAGAAGTATAAGTACCCCCCGCCCCTCCAAAGCCGCCGCCAGTAACTATTCCAGTTCCTGTGGTTTGGAAAGTTGAAGTACCGCCGCTGCCGCCGGCCAACGTAACAGTGGCTATTGTAGCCGAGGTGCCTGATTTTCCGCCAAGACCACGTACTTCCAAATAAGATTGTGGACTTTTAAAATAACTATCGCCACCAGAATTATTAGCAGTTCCGCCAAGGCCCACTACCACTGTGTAGCTTTGTCCAGGCACCACAGGCACATTAGTTGCCCAAGCTAGCCCCCCTCCCCCGCCGCCAGTATTGGCTTTTGCTCCGCCAGCAACACTGCCCCCGCCCCCGCCACCAATGGCGGTGACTGTAATTGAATAAACTCCTGCAGGTGCTATCCATATATATGATCCCGGTGTGACAAAATTTGTGCTGCTCCATGATTGACCATAGAACGTATTGTAATAATAACTGTCCTTGCTTTCTCCCAACACTTCATACGGAGGATTAGACCAAAAGGATAGATCCATACTAGCACTGGGTGGCTCATGAAATACCCACCCTGTATTTCGGCCATTGTTATAATTATAATAATCAACACTGGCTCCGCGAATTACGTTACTACCTGATACATAACCTTCTTGATAAGCCGTGCCAGTATTACTGACATTGACTGTGCCAGGAGCAAACCATATATATTCCTGAAGGGCATTACTAT